TTCAAAGTTACCTGCACTGTTCTTAGTCATTACATTCTTACCACTACCTTCTTCTATCTCTTCGTTCAGATATAAGTTGTGTAAGTAAGCACGGTCTAGTTCTACTTCAGTAAGTACACTACCATTCTCAAAGTCTACTAGAGCAGTATTAGCTTTACTATCTCTTTTAATTCTAAGTCTAGCACCAGTTTCAGGAGCAGTAGTAAATCTGATAAGGGTAGCAGGAGATGTTATGATAGTGTAATTTGATGATGCTACAGTATAAAACTTACCTCCTGGAGACTCTGAAGTTGAGTCATCTAACTGTACAACTACATGGGAATCGTCAAGATAAGGAAAAGAAAAATCAAAGTCTACTTGACCTGACCCAACTATGTGGTCTTTGTATGTTTGAATGGTACTCATAGTAATATATTATTAATTTGTTTGTTGTAAAAGTTCAAGCTAGTTTCTGAAAGGTAGTAATCTTTCTTCTAATAAAGAAGGACGCTGTGTCTTTTTATAACTCTCCAAAGGGAACTCAGTACCAGGTAAAGCCTTTTCTAATTCTCGTCTTTCCTCTAAAGTTTCACTTTCTAAATCAAGAGGTAAACTTAACGGTCCTAACGCTTTATCTTCCCTAGCTTCTACATCTTCCATAAGTATCGGATATTCTTTTTTTAACTGCTCTAAAGATGCAGCCCTAAAATCTTTAAAAATTGTGCTAATATCAGCAGGTCTTGTGTCTTCTTCTTTGTATCTTGCAGGTATTGATCCTTTAGGTGCTGTTCTTATTTTAAAAGATTTTTGACTAGCATCGTACACAATCATTTCCTTTAAGGTTTTACCTGTTTTAGAAGGGTTTCCAGTTATTGGGTTAAGTTTAACTTGAGTGGTTAACTCTTGCCATCTATCAAAAGCGTTTTGTTGTGTCTCAGGATGTATGATTTCTTCTAAGTCCATCTTTTCCCATTTAGAAGTACCTCCGTTAAAGTGGTGTGTACCTCCTAGTTCTACTATAACAGCAGCAGCAGCTTCACTTATCTTAGCTTGATACGCTTCTTCTAAAAGTTCAGGTGTTATTTTTGTTCTACCATCCTTAGCAATTTCTTTTCTTACACTTGCTTTTGTTATCTTAGGAATGTTAAGAGTTCTAAATCCAGTCTCAGCGTCAATGTCTACATACTTATCTACAGAACCTTTCTGAGTAAACACACCAAAAGGAGATAATAAAGCTAAACCTCCTACTTTCCTTTGCTTAAATCCTCTTGTCTGTACATCTCCAAATATATCACGCATCGGAGGTACAAGTTTAGAAAGACCGTTCATTCTTCTCGCTATGACTTGTAATAATGTATTGTTCTCACGAATAACATCATCAGACATATAGTTTAATGTATTAGCAGCGGAAGGAACAACAGTGCTCCCTAGACTCTTTAACAATTTAAAAGACTCCCTTCTAGTTGCTTCGGTACTGTCTGTAGCTTGTGTTACAAGTTTAATAGCATCTCCTAAGTTTTTATAGTAAGACTTGTTTGCTATGTTATTTGTAATGGCTAAAGCAGCTGCTTCCATTAAACCCCTAGCTTCTTCTCTTTGTGCAACTGTACCGTGGTTAAGAGTCTTCATATCAGCTGTAATACTCAGAATGGTGTTTAAAGGTTCTAAAGCAGCTAGACTAATAGCAACCTTTTCTCCTTCTTTACCTACCCTCAAAGTATATTCAGGCATTCCTGTAGCAGCTCTGATATTCTTCTTCTTTTTCCAATCTTGGCTTTCTGTACCTACAAATTCAAATACATCTTCAACTCCTTCAGATAATCCTATAGCTGCTAATATAACACCAGCACCTACAATTTGTTGTCCTTTTGCTCTAGCTACTATGATAGGATCATCACTTGCTAAATCTTTAGCTGTCTTACTCCACAACCTTTCAGCTATCCTGTCTATTTTAAGTTTGTTAACCCCTGGAATTTTAGATGTAGCATTAGCGACTGAAACAAGAGAACTTGTAGAAGCCATTGCTCCTCTAGTTATATTACGACCAGTACGCATGAAAGGATTTAATACAACGTGAAGTAATGGATATGTCTTTAAGAAAGATTCAATGTACTTACTTCCTTTTTCTATTACATTAGGATCAGCAAACTCACCTATTTCCTCAGTAAAAGTAACTTCCTTTAAGTTCCTGTTAACAAAATCAACGAAACTACTTGTGTCTTTATTCCAATTATCTTTAACAAAGTTATCAATATAAGATGCTAGGTCTTCAGCTTTAACACCTTCTTGCTCTGCCATTAAGACTGCTTTTCTTCTTACTTGGTCCTCGTTGAGCATTTTTGTTTTAGACTCGTTAAATACTTTAGCTACGAACTTGTCATAGTAATCTTGTAAAGTACCTACATCCTCACCTGCTTTTTTAGCTGCTATGTAATCCATTTCAGCTTTAGCTCTAGTCATAGAATGTGCAATGTTAAGTCTTGTACGCACATCTACTGCTGCCAATGCTTTACCAGGAATATCAACAAACCTACCTACATTCTCTACGGTTTGACCAAAAGCACCTGTAAGACCAGTACGCTCCATAGAAAGAGCTGACTCACCTATTCTTTCAAAATGTGATTGTAAATCTGCATCTCCTGTTTTTAAAACTCTTAAAGCTTCTTTATTAGCTATCTCCGAAAAATTACCGTATGAACTTGCTACTTTAGTCCAAAAAGCCCCTGCTTCTTCAAACTGTTGTCTTGTTAATCCATTCCTTGCCCAAGGCACAGTAGCCATATACTTAGCCCCTACAGCTCCTGCTACTACATTATAACCAGACATAAGCTTATTAGATATAGCAACTTTAGCGGGTGTAACTGGACTACTTAACATACTAGCGTAAGCTACATCAGAAGCAATATCTCTAACTTTAGTGTAAGTACTTCCCCCTTCACCTGGTTCATAAGGAGAGTTCAACAGTTTCTTAGCAACTGCTTTAGCTGATTTACTTTGAAAAGCTTCTTGTTGTTTAATTAATATATCTTTGACTTCAGAAATATCTTCAGCTTGTTGAACAGCTTGTAATAGTTTCTTAACTACTTGTATATCTCCAAATGTTTTAATTTGTTGTTCAAGCTGTTCAGGGTTTAAATCTTTAGCTTCTTTTAGACTGCTTACTAAGTTACCTTCTAACTTTTCTTTTAAGTGTTCCTGTTTTATCTCAATGATGTCTTTCTCGTACTTCCTTGATTGTAATAATCTACCTGAAGCAGAACCAGCTTTCTTCCAACCCATCATAGCAGGTATTAACTTATGAATACTTACCATTGCATTGTTGAGAACTTCTTTATTATTTAAATCAGCACCGTCCAAGAACTTCAATACATCATCAAAACCTTGTACCATGATAGCACCGTTAGCTGCCATGTGTACTCCTAGTTGATCGATAGCATCAGCTACTTGGGCATTGTCAGATACTTGAGAAGCTTTCATAACAAGAGCAAATTCATCACCTGCTTCTTTACCTAACCTTCTGTTTAACTCTTGTTGTACCTTAGATAAGTATTGTAGTTTACCTACTCGTCCACCTTTAACATTCTTTAAGTCAGCATCTATAGCTCTAGTAACAGCGTTAATAAGTCTTTGTTTTTCGGTGTCACTTGTTAACAACCTAGCTTTGACTTCGTCTTCACTATCTTTAAGTTTACCTGTCTCAGGGTCTACATCACGAGTACCACCTCCAGACATAAAGTCATCTACAATTTCCTTTGCTTCAACACTAACTTCTTCTTGTGGTTTCTGAGTAGTGGTAGGTGCTTCTTGTTCTTTAACAGCTACAGTAGGTTCATCAGCTTCTTTAAATATTTTAGCTGCTTCACTTTGTTGAAACTCTTCAGCTGCTGCTGCTACTTCCTGTGCTTGTTTCTGTTCAGCTTCATCAAGACGATCAATAGCTTGTTGTAACACTCTGTCCTCATCAGGCTTTAAAGCGTTGATCTTATCTTCGATCTGCTTGATCTTATCCCTAGCTTCTACATTAACAGCTCCACGCTTCTCTGTTCTTTGTAATTCTTTCTTAACTTCCTTTAATCTATCTTGTAGTGCTTTCCTTAGTATAGGAGCAGCTGGGTCTTTCTTAGGATCATATACATCTAAACCTCTTCCTATTGATCTTATCCCTGCTCCGAATGGTGAACCAACTCCAACAGCAGTTAGCGTCTCTATAGGTTCAAAACCTTCTCTTTCTTCAAATAAAATCTGTAGACCTTGACGAGTTAAATCTTCTCCTCCAGCCATGAAACCACCTTCAGCAGCACCTAGTAAAGCTGTTTTAGTTTTACTTAATCCTCTAGCTGGTGTAATGCCTGGAACTAAACCAAAAGCCCCTGCTGCTGCTGCTTCCATATACGATGTATCTTTTTGCATTCCAGAAGATATACGCATCTGTTGAGCAAGTAGATTAGCAAAGGTAGAAGAAGATGCCTGTAGTCCTACCCAATATGCTTTTGAGAAAGGTTCAGGAGAAAATAACAAAGGAGAAGACACGACACCTGTGAACATAGGCAATCCTATTTCAACTGCTATCGGACCTGCTACATCCACAGCTTCACTGAGAAACCCACCAAAACCTTCGTAGTCAGGGTTGGGTATGATACCAGCTCTAACAAGCTTCATTGTTTCTTCTTTAGCAGCTTCCATTGAAGCAGCACTAAAAGGATCACCTTTAGCTAGTGTATTGGCGATGTAGTGATTAGCTGGGCTTTCAGGAGGT